GTGGGGATCAACGAGACGGACGGTGGTTCCCAGGTTGCGAACGTGGCTGTGGCGGCTTCCACCGCGTTAACCGCGAGCAGCACGGAAACCAACTTCGACAACTCGGTCGTCACGATTCCCGCCAACACACTGCGTGTGGGCGATGTGATCCGCGTTCGGGCGCAGGGCATCTGCACTGCTACGAACTCGACCGACACCTTCACCGGCAAGATCAAACTGGGCTCGAATGTTGTTCTTTCGACTGGTGCGGTCGATGTCGCCAACAACGACATCTTCTATCTCGACGCCGAGATTGTGGTCCGAACCATTGGCTCCTCGGGGACAGTGGTTTCCGCTGGTGTCCAGGCCTTGGGTGCTGAAGGCACGGTGACCGCGAAGCCCGGCAAGCTGGCCTCGGCGACCGCTGACACCACTGCGGCGATCACCCTCGCCGTGAGCGGTCAGTGGTCGACGACGAGTGCTAGCAACAGTTGCCGTCTGGATGTCTGCAACATCGAGATCCTGCACCGCAACTAATGGACCTTCTCGCGAACGCGGAAAACTGGCTGGCAGGCGTCCACAAGGCGTCTGTCAGCCAGACCGTTACATACCAGCGTGGTGCCGAGACCATCTCGATCAAGGCCACGGCTGGGCAGTCTGAATCGAACAGCATGGGCACGGGTGGGATGCCGGTCTCATTCGTTGGTCAAGTCTGGCTGATCGAGGCGTCTGACATCGTGTTTGGCGGCAACGTCGTGCGGCCGGCGCTCGGGGATACCATCACACACAGCGGGACCGTTTATCGAGTCGCGGCCGAGTCTTCGGGCGATAGGCCGTGGCGAGTGTCTGGGGCGAACGGGACCGTCATCCGTGTCTTCACCAAGCAGGTGCGGTGATGGCCTCCCCGATTGTCGAGAGGGTACAAGCGGTCTGTGGGGCTCTCAGGACGCTCGTGAGCGAAGCGACGGTGAAACTCCCGTCCCTGCGGATCATCGAGACGTACAGGCCCCTGGTGGCCCTGGAGGGGTTTCAGGAGGGTGTGACGGCAATCGTCTACCCGCAGGCGGCCACTCGCAATCGGGCCGCCCAGTGCAAGGAGTTCGACGAGTACCAAGTCGATGTGGTCGTCGAGCTGGTGACCGCCGTCGACTACGAGAACATCCTCGACCAACAGATTCTCATGTTGAACCATGCCCAGACGATTGCCGATGGCCTCTCGGTCAAGCTGGCGACCTCGGCTGGGCTCATGGCGGCATCGGACGCGGGGATGTTCGAAGAGGTCATGATTGATGAGCTGGATCTAATCTCCTGCAAAGTGTCGGGGATCTACCGTGTCATGCATGCGGTGACGTAATGGCCAAGTACACGCGGACAGCCCCAAAGGATCTCGACGTTGCGGTCGAGTTGCCACCCGAGATCGCGCAGAACCTGCGTATGATCGGGGCGAGGACACTGCGGAATGCGACACGGAATGCGTTGGGCAAGGCGGCGACAATCATCAAGAACGCAGCCTCGCCAAACACGCCGGTTTACAGCGGCATCCTAAAGAAATCGCTTGGCATCAAAAAATCCAAGCACACAAGCAAGGGGATCTACGCTCTGGTTGGGGCACGGAGGCGGTTCGATGGGCCCACACAACCGAAGAAGACGATCCTCAAGCAGAAGCGTGACGCGAAGAAAGCTGGTGTTCCATACCAGCCGTCTACCAAGCGACGCTCAAAGCCCAGCAAATACCTGCACCTCGTCGAGAAGGGCTTTCGGCACTACAGGTCGGGCCAATTCATCAAGGGCAAGGGAATGCTGCGTGGTGCCTCACAGGCAACCAAAGCGGCAGTCGCGGCCAGCATCCGCCAGACCCTCTCCCAATACCTCAACAGACCAACTGCCCCGTCAGAGATCCCCACCACCTAAAAGGAGCATCACATGCCTGCTACCGCGTCGCCCCAGCAGGGCCACGGTGTCGCAATCACCTTCTCTTCCGGGTTCCTTGCCTACATCACCAGTGTGGCGGTGTCCGGCATCACTAGGGCAGCGTTGGAGACGACCAACTCCTCTACGACGACCGCCCGCACGTTTGCCCCTGAGAAGTTGGCGAACTACGGCGAAATCCGAGTCTCCCTTATGTTGAACACGGCGGCCGATCCGCCAATCGAGGGAGCCGCCGAGACCATCACGATCACCTGGCCGATGCAGACCGGGGGAACGACCGCACCCAACTGGACCGGGACGGGTTTCATGACCGCGTATGAAGCGACCGGCGAAATCAACGGCATCATGACCGCGACCGCGACCATCAAGATTACCGGCACCCTGACCTTCAACGCTGGCTCGTAATGAACCTCAAAGAACTGCTGTTTGCCGCTGCCCGGAAGCCGACTCTGGAATCTGTTGACGTTTCGGCGTGGCTCCCAAACCAAAATGTCTTTGTGCGGGTGATGACCGGTGCAGATGCCGACCGGTACAACTCGTCTGTCTCGAAGGCCAGAGAGGACAAGAACTATCTCCAGATGGAGGCTACGCTCTTGGCCCTCTCTCTGTGCGATGGCGACGGGAATCCACTGTGTACCCTGCAAGACGTGCCGGACATCATGCAGTGGCCGAGCAAGCGGATCGATGAGCTGTTCCGGGTGGCGTCGAAGGTGAACCGAATCGCCGATCAGGAGTCCCTTGAGGGAAACTGAGGTCGCGCCCGGATCGCCTGTTTTGGTTCCATCTGGCCAAAACATTCGGCTGTACGGTGCGCGAACTCCAAGAGCGGATGGATGCGGTAGAGTTTGCTGAGTGGCAGGCGTTCTACCGCATCTGTCCGTTTGGGGATGACTGGGCTCAGACAGATCTTCTCGCGTGGATGCTGTACCAGGTCAACCGGGGACGCAACAGCGAGAATCTGACCGTGGGCTCGTTCCTTCCGAAGGGGTTTGGTCTCGGGGTCACGGAAGACCGGCGACCGGCGAAGAATGCCGACGAGGTCGGGAAGACGCTGCTGGAGTTCTTCAAGCAAATGGGGGCGGCAAATGGCAAGTGACAGTCTCGGCACGATGACAGTTGGCGTCACAGCCAATGTGTCTGAGGCAGAGCGGGCACTGAACAGCCTCGCCAACATGCTGGAGCGGTTCGAGCGGCAGCAGCAGACCCGGCAGCGATCTGCGGGCGCAGGTGGACGAGGTGCTGGCGGCGGCGGACCAGGTGGCTACTTCTCACCAATGTCGGAGGAGTTCACTGCCGAGATCCGCCGAATGGAGATGGTCCAGAAGCGCGCAGAGAGCACTCTCCGCTTCCGCCAGATCCGCCAATCTGAGATGAACGCCGTGACCGGCCGTGGCACCGAAGAGAACATGAAAGCTCTCGGCGAGGCGTTCAAGTCGGGCGACATTGAGCGACTCGAAGGAGTTCTGGGCCGTGCCAATCGTGGCATCCAACAGGTCGGAGACAGCTCGGCACGCACACGGTACGCGGTCTTGAACCTGGGGTATGGCGTTCAGGATGCCGTGCAGGTGTTCGGAACGAGCGGGCTGGCCGGTGCCGTGAGGGCGTCGGCGAACAATCTCCAGGGGCTCGGCATCATCTTCGAGAAGACGGCCGGGGGGATGCAGGGACTGAAGGCCGCATTGATGAGCGGCGAGTTCATCGTCATGGGGGTGGCAACTGCTGTGCTGTTGGCGGCCAACGCGTGGGAGAAGTATTCCAAGGCACAAGAAGAGGCGTTGGCGAAAGCGTCAGCAGAGAAATTTAAGCGCCTCAATCCTGAAAAAGCCGTGGAACAAGCGGGCCGCGAAGAGATGTTGAATCGCGAGCTTGCACGTATGGAGAATCTGAATGAGGCAGAGGCTAGGAGAAAGCAGGCCGTTGATGCCGTGGCGGCGGCGAATGCCAGGCTGAACGCCGCCAACAGGGAAGAGGCAGATATTAAGGGGAAAATCGCGAAGATACAGAAGGACATTGTTGAATATGACCGAGTTCGAGGATTTGCTCCGGCTGGGCGGGAGCGAGTTGCGGGACGTGACGCAGCAGTACAAAGGCGAACAGCAGATGAAGAGGCTCTATTTCGCAGGGTACAAGAGGCTGGCGGCCGTGATGTTTTAGCTTCCGATCTTGCCGACCTACAGAAGAAAATGGATGAATTCGCAAAGGGCGGCGGCTCTCCAGAGGCGATGCTGAAAGAGAAAGAGGCGGCACAAAGGGAGCTGGATGCGACTACAAAGCGAGTGGCTGAGCTTCAACCGGATGAAGTCTCGAACGCCTTCAAGAAACTGCAAGCGCTCGAAGCGCAAGCCAAGGCTCTTGATGATCAGATCAAGAAACAGAAAGCGTCAACTGAACAGTCACAGCAGCAATACAAAAACGTCAAAGATGAGTTTGATTTGATTGAATCTGGCCGCGCCAAATTCATGGCGATGCAAGAGGAGATTCGACGCCGCACAACGTCCTTGGGAACGCCAAAGGGGATCAGGGAGAAGCCAGAGTACCAACTGACGGAAGCTGAACAAGCCGTGTTCTCGCCGATGTATCCGGCCAACCTGGCGGACATGGTTGCATCACGCAAAAAGGAAGTGGAGGAATCTCAAAAGGCGGCCGATGCCATCAAGGCCCAACGGGAGAAGCTAGGCAAAGACATCGCCGCCATTCAGGAAAAATACCCCCAGTTCTCACCACAAGAGATGCTGCTGGAAACGCAAGAGTCGGACATGGAGTACCGCCTTCGGTTTCTCGGTAAGCGGCGGCGCGAAGTTGAGCAGCGGATGCGACTCGGGAATCAGCCAACAGGCGTCGCTGCCTTCGAGTCATCCACGGCCTACGAATCTCTTGCCCGTTCGCGTATGGGACCGGCACCGGAGACTGACACGCTAAAGCGAATTCTTGCGGCTGAGGAAAAGGCGACCGCAGCACTGGAAGCAATTCGCGAGAAACTTGACCCTGGTCGCGGGGCTCGAATCGCAATCTTGGAGACGTTCGAGTAATGCCAACAGAAGTCAACCTTATCGTCGGATCAACTGGCAACCAGCAGTTGCCCGGAACAGAAGCCTATGAGCAGGTCTACGAGATCATTTACGACGATCCCGTGTTTGACTCTGCCATTCCGTTGAATGACCCCAATCTGCCATCATACCTCACGCAATATGCTCCGTGGTCAACTGCGGTGCATGTCGGAAGAAATGCGCGGCAGAGTACAAATAGGGCCTCCCCAAACATCTGGACTGTCACCTGTCTGTTCAGCAGTCAGCGATCGGACAATCAGCAGGGGCAAGATCCAGAGTTAGACCTTCCTAGAATCTCATGGACGAGCCAAGAGGTGCAGGTCTACCGAGAGAGGGATCTGAACGGCAACCGCAAGTGCAACTCGGCAGGTGAGCCATTCATTCCGATCACGCCGCGATATGAGAGCGTGAAGGTGGCGACTGTGCGGTACTTCGTTCGGTTCAAGCCGACCGGCCTCATGGATCTGGTCAATAAGATCAACTCCAACCCGTTCACTGTCGACGGCGAGGCGGTTCCGAAACACTGTTGCCGCGTGGCAGGAGTTCAGTGCGGCGAGCCGCGAATCGAGCGTGGCGTGGTCGGTCGCGACATCACCGTACAATTCCAGATCGGATACCCGAAACAACTCGGAAAGGCGAACTACATCAACCAAGTCGGAATTGCAGCGACGGTCCAGAATAACATCACGGTCGGATACTGGATTTCCGAAAGCCTTGACCGTGGCCGCCGCGAGGTTAAGGCGGTGGCCCCATACGACAAGCTGCAACTCATTCAGGATTCGTTTGGAAACGAACCATCCGAACCCTCACTTCTCGATGGCGCAGGTGTGGCGCTAGTTCCCCCAATCCCCGCAGGCGACGAGGTCTACCGCTACTGGTACGACTACGAAGAAGCCGACTTTTCACTCATCCGCCTTGAATAGGAGTTGCCCCAATGGCGAACGAGATTACCGTCAACCTGACCGCGTCCCTCCAGAACCCCTCCACGTCCACCACAGGGGGC